GACCGTTGGGTTGTAGCGCGTCACTTCGTTGGAAACATAGTCGTTTGCCTCAACCGAATAGGAGAGGTCATAGGCCCGCTTGCCGGACCGCTGGACGAAAATGCCGCTTCGGTCAACCTTGACGGCGGCCACGTCGGCAGACCCATATGTGGACCCATCCTTGATGGAAAAGTTCGTTGCCGTCATGGGTTCATCAAAGGACGAAGAGCGCGCCACGCTTTCCGCGCCGGACGTGCCGATGATCAACCGCGCCAAGCCAAGCAACCACTGGACCTTGTTCACCGGGCCTGTGGCAATAGACCGGATGATTGGTGCCGAGTCGCCGGGATCGTCCACGTTGAAGCTGGAAAAATCATCCGAGAAAGACCCTGCCAGTTGGTCCGTCCCGCCAAACCACAAGCGCCCCTCAAAGAGGGTGACGGACGAAGGCCAGCCGCGATAATCGGAATACTTGCCTTCCTTCCAGTTTTCGGTTGCGCCAGTGTAATGAAGCCGGGTCAAAACCTCCATTTCAACCTGTGTTGGAGAGATATATTTCGTGACCCGAACAACGCCAGTGCCGCCGCCGCCGGGTGTTGACATATTGACGTTCAAAACCCCGGAAGTGTAGTCCCCTGCCTGAAAGCCAAACCGGGCATACACAATCGAATTGTCAGAACCAAGGACGTAGGTTATGCCCGTGTTGGTGGTCCAGTCAGAATAGTTCTGCCACGTCTCTTCTTCGTCATAGGAGATTTGGAGCGTGTATTTCCCGACGTAGGTTCCGGTGGTGCTCCACGTCATGTTCCGAGTGTTGCCTTCCTGCTTTCCAGAAATGCGCACTGTGTCTGTGTAAACGTCGTTGCCAGCAAGGCTTACATTGCAGACAGTTTGGGTGTGGGTGAGTTCAAAGATTCCCCCCACCATACCGGGTTCAAAGAATGCAGCCGAAGAGTCCAGCGTTCCATTGCCAAGGCGAACGGAAGGGGTGAGTGACACGTTTGCCGTCTTGCCACGGTAAGGACCGTCTTTGAATTTGTATTTGGTGACGGACCAAGCGCGGGGATGGCCACGCCTTTCAATGCGCCGGGGTTGCTTGCTGGAAATGGTGGCAAAGATCACGTCGCCAGATTGATCCGTGCGGATATTGAAGAGTTCTGCCGCCGCCCATGGGGTGGGGAGGGTCAATTCCCCGGCAGCTTCAATGGTGGCGCTGTCCACCACAACGCGGGTTTCCGCCTTGCCGGAAAACTGCAAATAGGCGTTGGCCCCCGGCGGTGTGAAAACAAGAGAGTGGGTTCCTTCCGGTAGCTCTTGTTCGGAAAGAAGGTCTTGCGCGCCCGAAGTGCTGCCAATACGAAACCGGACTGCCCCGGCTGAAACCGTCACGCGCACGGCGTGTTCTTTGTTGCGGTCCCCCACGGCAATAGCTTCGGCGCGTTCTGCCTTTGCAGTTCCGCCGCGCACCGGAGTTTGAAGGACAAGCGCCCCGGCAACCGTCGAATTGATGGTGGCAACGCCGCTTCCTGTTGTGGTGAGCGTCCATCCCGTGGCGGAATTGAAGTCGCCATTCAGGATGGTTGTGGTCACAGCCAAGCGGGAGACAGGTTCTTCATTGATGATGATCCGTGCGGTTTGCTCACCGAGTTCAATGAGCGCGGTATCGTCAACTGAGAAAACGAACGGAATGCTTCGGGAGGCCAGATTGCCAGCCGTCAACCCAAGATATTCCAGCCCGCCACGAAACTGCATGGGGCCAATGACGCGGGGGAAGGCGTTTTCAAAGACTTCGGCAGTCAGCCGCATGCGCTGCAAATCGGTGCGGGCAAGAGACAGTGGCGAAACCATGCCGCCATTCAGGGAGAAGAGGAACGGACGTTCGCGGGCCATTATCCAATCCTAAAGTTTCGTGCCCCGAAGCGGGCGGAATTCCACTTGCCTTGCGGCGGGCGGCGCGTCGGCTCCCTCAGGGCCTCGAATGACAGAGCCGTGGAGAGGGCAATCATCTTGTCCTTCTCAAGCCGCTCAATCAGGCTATCGGAAGAGCCTGCCGCCTTGGGGGCGGCGCGCCATGCCAGTTCAAAGGCGAAGGCTTGGGCAAACCGCCCGGTCCAGCGGGAAGGATCATGGCCATATCCCGGTGTTGCGTTCGACACATACCGCACGAAGAGCGGGTTCACGTCCGCAAAGAAGAGGTTCGATTCCTCGACCCAATCGTAGAAAGGCGGGTCCATGTATTCGCTGGCCGAAACCAGATAGGTCTTTACCCAATCGGCCGGCTTGTTGAACGCCATGGACAGGCCGAAATTGGGGGCAATGTCCGGGTCCGCGTAAATCCGCACGGTGCGAATGGCGAACTTCCAGAAGCCAGCTTCAAGCATGACCTGCCGGACAGAAGCCCAAAGCGCGTCCAGAACGCGGCGTGATTCCCGTTCTTCCGTCAAGTCGGCAAGAGGGGATTCCTTGAGGTGAAGAAGGGCCTGATTGTAGATTGAAAGTTGGTCTGCCATATCAGGCCCCCGTCGGTTAAGCCATCTTCTTCATGAGTTCCGAGATTTCTTCCATCGCCACCTTGCGGCTGGACAGTCCCTCTTTCAGGACGTTGCCCGTGGCCTTGTCGATGACGCGAAAGCCGGACCCGGCGTTGTCGATTGTGTAGATAGCGGACCAATCAGGCCCCTTCTTCGCTTTGGTTTCGGCGTCCTGTTCCACCCAAAGCACAGGCCAAACATTGGCCCATGTGGCTTCGCAGTCAGTCACCACAAGCATGCCCCAAAAGGTGAAGTCATCCGCGCACACCTCAATCCGGGAATGGCGCTTGAGCTTGCGCGCGACATGCGCCCAATAGGTCTTCTTGAGCAGGTCATCCTTGGAGTGGCCGCGCGGAATGACGGCGTGATATTTCAGAACCGCCGACTCAGACAGTTTCAGATTGTTGGGCGGAAGCTCATAAACAGGGGCTTCCTTTTTGGCCGTTTCGTTGCTCATGGGGTTCTCCTACAGAAAAGGGCGGGGACGATCCCCGCCCTGATCAATGGGCTACCATATTTTTTGCGGACTAGCCAATTAGTCCGTGTCGGTAGCAGCAACGGCAAGACCGTCGGTAAGGTCATTGTTGCCCGTGCCGTCCGCTGCCTTCACGCTGTTGAAGGTGTGAATGGAAGCGGTGAAGCTGTCATACTGGACAAGCACGAAGTCCTTCGCCTTGACGCCCTTCTTGTGCGCGTCGGAGAAGAAGTTGTTCACGCGGATGGCAGCCTGTGCATCGGCCTTGGCGTCGTAAATCCACATGCGTGGACCGGACATAGGCTGCATGAAGAGGCCGAAGTTTGCGGTGTCGTAAGCCATGGGAGGTTCCCTCAAGGAGTGGTGTGGAGAAGGGGGCTATAACCCCCTTCAAGGTTATGCGAAGGCGCTGCCGTCGTGCGCCATCTTCACGATGCCCGCATTGTTGAGCATCTTGGAGCCGTGGAACAGGGAACAACGCGCCCACGAATATTGCTGTTCACCGTCGTAGCCAATCTCGCTGTCAATCCCCGAAGAGTTGACGGCATGGCCAATGGCCGAACGGTGATACATGAAGCAGGTTTCGTTCGCCGTGCCCACGCCCGGAAGGCCGGAATGGACAATCCACTTGACGCCCTTCCATTCCCAATAGCCCGTGACGGCCTTGCCGACATTGTTCGCGTCAGTGCCATGGCCCATGACATTGGGCTTCTTGTCCACATAGTCCGCCGAAGCGAAGTTCGGAAGCTGGGACAGATACTCCCAAAAGGCATTGGTGATAAGGGCGAAGATTTGGCCATCCATCGGCACCTTGTTGTTGACCAACTTGGTGAGGGCCTTGCCGATCATGGTTGCCGAAGCCACTGCCGCCGCGCCCGTGGTTTGGGTGCCGGTTGCGAGTTCGTTGATGATCACTTCATCAATGTCCAAGTTGATGGCGGACATGGTGTTCATCTGCATGATTGCGCGCTGGTCAGCTTGCGACTTGAAGATGTTGAAGCCAGTGAGGCGGCCAAGGTCATGCGCTTCTTCAAGCGTGGCCGTGACTTGCGCGTTGTCGTTTTCGTGCGACGGGATAAGCCCGTTCACGCCACGGCGGACGGCGCGGTTGGTGGTGTTGGCGACAAGGAAGACGGCTTGGTTGCCCTTGATCACCATTTCCTTGGTGGTCGTGTCCTTCAAGAGGGACTGGCGCTGGGCAAAGCCGAGAACGAATTCGTTGCGATATTGGACTTGAGGCGTGTCAGCCATCGGAGTTCTCCAAGGTTCAAGCGAGGGATGCTACGTCTCGGTTGGCCTTGGGGAGGGAGCCGGGTTAGCCTTGCGGGGCCGGGTCCATGTCCTTACGGGGCGGACAGTCAGCGGTGGTTTGACCGTCGGGGCCATTGCTGGGTTGGCCGACTATGGGCAGCGATATACCCAACTTTTCCAGTCTTGACAAGATCACCTCAAAAAATGAGGGATTGCCCTGTTGCTTCAACCTCAGTTTCACGCGGGGAAGCCATACTTCCAAGGGTAAGTCTTTGCGCACAATGTTGCAAAGGAAGCATGCTGCCACCACGTTCTTCCGGCCATCGCCGCCACCCCTTGACCGTGGCGTGAGGTGGTCCGCCGTTTCCTGCCGTGTGTGCTGCCGTCCTCCATTTTCTCCGAACGTAATCATGGGGTGGTCGCACCAAAAGCAGTTGCCGCCCTGCTTTTTGCTGGCAGAGCGGCGATAATTGCGGATGGTGAACTTGGTCACTGCCGACGTTCACGGGCTTCCTTCTTTGCGAGAAGGCCCGCGTATTCTTCGGGCATTCCCTTGGTGCCAAGATACTTGCCCATGTCGGACTTCATGATGCCTTCGATTTCAGCAATGCGCGAGTCAACCGACGTGCCGCCGCTGCCTTCACCATCCACCATAATGTCCCCGCCTTCACCGCGCGCCCATGCGTTCATGGCCTTGTTGAAGCTGGGAAGGTTGGCCAACAATCGTCCGTCGGGGGTGCGCGCCATGAGAATGGCGTCCATGTCATCCCCGAAATGGCGCTCCATGATTTGAAGGTTCATGGCAAGGTTCGGTCGATAGTCGCGGCCCCACTCGCTGCGAAGCGAGTCTTCCAAATTATCCCGCTGTTCCGCGTCCGCAGCCGTCTGTTGCACAAGCTGTTCTTCGCCAATCTTGTGGAGGATGGTGGCCACTGTCTTGGCCGTGCCAGCCGGGACATTCGCCTCAAGGAATTGGTTCTGGATGGTGCCGATTGTCTTCTTCGTGCCGTCGTCCAATTCCTCAAACTTCACGCCGGGAGCAATCAGATCGTATTCAGCCGCCGCCTTGGGAATGCCGTTCTCTTCACGCCATGCGGACATGGCCTTTTCGTCCTTCGGGTCCGGGGCTTGGGAAACCTGCTTGTATTCCCCGGAACGAAGCCGCTCTTGGGCAGCGAAATAAGACGTGGCAAGGTCCGTCGGAGACTGGAACCGCTTGAGCTGCGCAAGCCGCTTGTCATCCGGCTTGCCGTCAATTGTGGCGTATTGGTTGCGCCAGTCATCCGGCCACGCCGCGGACCCGGCCTTTCCGGGTTCATCAACCCCAAGATCACCATATAGGGTGCCAGCCTTCCCCGCCGGATCATCCTTCTTCGGCGGCGGGTTTTGGTTTGAACCGGAAGCCGGGGGGTTTTGGGTTCCGGCGGCGGGCTGCTGTTGCTGTTGATTCGCCGGGGGGTTCTGTTCCTGTGCCACTGGTTGTGTCTCCTATCACTGGCTTCATGGGGCGGTCCACGGCTTCAAGGAAGCGGCGGCCAACAAACCTCTTGCCTTCGGCAAAGGCTGTTGCCCTGTCCCCTTCCGGTCCGCCGGGGCGGAAGGTCATGTCTTCGATGCAGGAAAATTTGTGGAGGATCACCCACACTGCAAGTTTCTGTTGCCCTTCGCTGGCCTTTCCAGATGCCAAGGACTTCACGGCAAGAAGCTCATGATCCTCAAGTGGCGGGGGCGTCCAAGGTTCGCGGGGGGCTTGGTGTTTCTTGTTCACGCTGGCACCGCTTGCTTCGGCGGAGCCACCTTGCCAGCGGCTTGCGTCATTGCGGCCATTTCCATTGCCGCCCCGCCAAGTGTTTCTTCTTGTTCCGCTTGGTCTTGAGCTTCTTTGCCTTCGTCTTCCGGCTTCAACCAGTTGGCAGGAGCAACGCCATTCACAGCGTCACGGAAAGCTGTCTGGTGATCAAGCTGGGCAATGACGGTCTTGTCGATTTCCGCCGCCGTCCGCACAATACCCGCCACGATGTTATAGGCGTTGGTCTTCGATTGCTTGCGCGCGTCTTCCACGGGGTTGTCATAGGTCACGTCAACCTGTTCGCCGCGAAGCTCACGGGGCATGTCCTTCATGTCCCCCCAATACCCAAGGCGAATCGCCATGCGCATGACCAAATCCAGCACAATGCCGTTCCGCTCGTTTTCGGCCGGCTCGATAATCGGTTGTGTGACGCGCAACCATTCGTCATGACGGCGCATGATTTCTTCCGCCGTCATGGCGGGGCCTTGCTGGGGCAGGAAGAGCTTGTTCAAATACCACGCGGCATTGAGGTTTTCCGTGATGCCTTGCCGCAAGCTCTCCCCGAATTGGGGTTGCCCGCCCATTTCAATGGGCCGGATGGCCTCGCCTGTCCGTTCATCGTAACGCTGGTCAATCCATGTGATGCCGCCGGAACGAATGTCGATGCCGCCAAGGATGGCTTCATTGACCGCTGCAAGTGGGGGTTCCACAATCTTTTCGCCAGCCTCAAGAATGCTCCACGTCATGGTCTGCAAGGTGCGGGCGTCTGGCATGGACGCAAGGACGCAAGGCGAAAAGGCATAGGGTGAACCGTCAATGGTGAACCACCGGGAGACGGCATAGTTGAATTCAGGGACTTCCTTGTCAGACATGACCCATTTGTGGTCTTCGTCAATGTAGAGGCTCACCCAATCGAAACGCTTCTTCTTGCGCTTTGGGTCATAATCGAAGAGCGGCATGCAGACATGCAGGCAGTTCACGTTTTCGTCCGGCGCGCGTTCCATCTTTTCCCGGACCTTCCCGGAAATGGACCACCCGGCGCGTTCGCGGGCGAGAAGATTGCGGACCTTGACCTTGAAGCGGCGGAACATGGTGTCCACTTCGCCGTCATAGTTTTCCCGCCATGCACAGTCCCGAAGGTGCCATGTGCGGAAACGAAGACCCAAGCGGTCTTGACGCTCTTCAACTGATGTGACGGAGTTGCCGAAGGTTGCCCAATCATGATCCGCCACCACCATGGCACGGCTGAATTGGCTCTTCGGGTCGTAGAGCAGGTTGCGTGTGGCCTTGCCGCGCGGTTCAAGCCATGACTTCACGGTGGTGAGTTCGTTCACCTTCTCCGCACGGGCGCGGGGCGAAAACCAGTCCCGGCCCTTGGGGCGAAGAGCTGCCCCAAGGAAGTTGCCGAAGTCACGGCGAAAGATGATTGGCTCGGAAGAATAGAGCTTCGAGGCCATGTCTTCGCCCAAGCTCTTCTTGACCGTGAAGTCGGCGCGCTCTGGATAGTGGTGTTCCGCAACGTCTTGCCAGAAGGAGTCAAGCGACCCCTTCTTTGAGAAGGCTTCCGCTGATTGTGCACAAATGTCCGCCCCGCGCGCGCCGAGTTCCATGGCCCCGTCCCCCTACTTGTGTTTTAGACGGTGCCGCCCAAGTTGGACCCGGTGTAAGCGCCACCCATGTAGATGGTTCCTTCCCGGCCTTCCTTCTTGCGCTTGGCCACCTTGGCCTGTGCGGCCAGCTTGCCAGCGGTAGAGCCGGGGTCTGGCATGAAAGGGGTTTCGATTTTTGGAATGGTGGGCTTCTTGAAGAGGCTAGTAACTGCCTTGATGACTTTGCTCATGATTTTCACCTTGACCTGTTGGTGCGGGATGACGTGATTGCTCTCGTCTGCAAGGTGCCTATACCAAGTCTTGTGCCGTTTGTCTTGCCCCTCGCAAAATGGGCCATGACAACCGCGTCCCCCCGGTCCGGCGAACGGCCAATCCGCTTCTTGATTTCCTCTTTGCTCTCAATCTTGATGCCAGTCGGAGTCATGTTCCAGCGCACGGCAGCAAGGTCAGCCTTCAATTCAGGGTCCGGGGGCAGGGCTAGGAACGCCCCATATGTAGGGTCCAGCGCCTCACGAAGGTGCCAGTGCGCCGCCGCGCGAAGGTTCACAAACTTGAGCGCGCCCGTCTTGTCCTTCAAGCCTTGCGCCGTTTCCGCTCCATTGAACAGGGTGGGATTGAAGGCTTGCCGAAGATGGTCACGGGTTGACCCGCCATAGCCGCCGCCCATGTCAAGAATCACCTCACACCCATTGCGCATGGTGGTGAAGACCATGCCCGCAACCGTTGGTCCATCGGGGGTTTTCACCCCCGGCGTCACATGCAAGCGGTCAAACCACGATCCATGGCGAGGGGCCAAGACTGTGTTGTCGGGTCCGCCTTGCGCAATGTCCACCCCAAGCACCGTCATTGGGGCCGAACGTCCGGCCTCTGTCCACCGGAGTTGCGCGGCCTCAATCCATGCCGACGGGAACACCTGCCATTCATCGTCCTTGATCCCGGCAGTGAAGTCCCCGCCCTTCATGGTCCGGCGAAGTTCTTCCGGCAGGCCGGATAGGGTGGCCTCATATCCGGTTTCGGCAAGGTCCGGGTTGTCATCCAGTTCCGCCGGGACGAAGGTTCTGGACCGGGGGTGGATTGGCTTGCCCTTATCGTCCAGTAAGGGAGCGCCATTGATCACCACCGGGCCGGGGCCGTCAACCTCAGTGTCCTTTCCGTCAATGGTGGTGAAGTAGCGAAGCTCCCCCGGAAGCGCCGGGTTGGGGTGATTCGGGTCTAGCCATGCCGCCCACCGCCTGTTGACCCACAAACCTTCTTCCGTGTTGGGAGGGTTGGCCGTGGCGATGGTGCGCACACGCTGCCCCGGATATGTCGTCCGCGCCCATGCGATGATGAACGTATATTGCCCCTCAAGGAAGTTTGGCAGCTCGTCAAACCCAATGAAGTCTTTCGGGACGCCGCGATATTTTTCCCGGTCATCAAAGTGCTGGCACCCGCCAAAACCCATGATGGTGTCTCGCGTCCGGTAGGATGCCGGGGGGTTGCGCTTGATGCCCTTGGAGCTTCCAAGGATTTCCTCCATCCGGTCAATCAGACCTTCCACCTCATTGTTGAGGCGGCGAAGGATCAAGCTGCGGCGATGGCAATTGAGAGCTGTTCCAAGCAACAGGTCCGTCTTGCCGCCGCCCGGTTCACCGCCGTAGAGCAATTCGTCCGCTTCCGACTCATAGGCTTGAAGCTGGGGGCCGGGGTTTGGAAGCCACCTCATGTGCCGGGTTTGCTCTTGCGCTAGGCGGATGGCTTCGGTTTTCTCTTCGGGTGGGAGGTCCGTGAGGGCTTTGCACAGTTCGTCCAAAAGTCCGGGCATTGCTTTTCCTTCCGCTTCCTTCCGCGCTTGGCCTTAACCCGGACCGGATAACCCGGATGGACAAGGGACTTGATCATGCAGCCTTGCCGCCCTTGTGCAGCACGAAGGCCAGCCGCCGCGCCGTCTGCCGAAGACTTTCAGGTTGGACGCCGTGACCTTCAACCATGGGGCCGTCTTCACCACCGGGCGGCTTGGCAATATCATCATCCCGCCACCCCATTTTGGCCTTCGTCCACCAAATGTTTGAGGCCGGGTTCGGCGGATAATACTTGCGCACCTTGACCCGCACAACCTCACCTTCAATGACCTTGATTTCCTCTTCGTCCCGTTCATAGCCCACGGCCATTTGATATGCCGTGAGTTCAACCCGCGCATTGGCTTGCGTCTGGTCAATCAGCGTGGCCTTGAACAGGTCTTCGTGCGTGGCCATCCAGCGCCGGAAGGTCCGGTCTGAAACCTCGAAGAATTCCGCGCACTCGGAAAGCAAGAAGCCTTTGGCCATGAGCTTTGCAGTTTGCACCGCATATTCCGCCCGGTAGAGATTGGCCCACCCCTTGCCTTTGCCCTTCTTGGAAGGGGCCGGGGACTTGGCCCCAGCCGCCTTCTTCTTTGCTGCCTTGCCCAAGAGGCTTACTCCTTCGGCGCGTCTTCCGGCGGGGTCACGGCGTCCACTGGCGTATCAGTGGCGGGGGTTGTTTCGGTGGCCAGTGGAAGGTTGTCGGGGGGAGGGGTTCCCCCAGCATCTTCCACAACCGGGCCTCCACCTGCCGACGTATCGCTGTTGCCATCGCCGCCACCTTGGGCACCGTCACTTGCACCCTGAGTTTCTGCCCCTCCATTGGTATCAGGGCCGCCCGCGCCATCCGCATGCCCCATGACGGGATCAGTGCCGCGAAAGGCGGCCTCCACTTCCTCCATGGTGGACAGGCGGGCGTCGGAAATAGACACGATGCCTTGAGCAATCCGGCCCATGGCTTCCATGGGGACCACATGAGGGGCGGCACCAATGGCGGAAAGCAGTGATTCGGCGGCCACTTCATTGATTTCAAAGATGGCGTTCTGGACCTTGTGGTCCTTGGTCATGACGGAAATGTTGAGCAGTGCCATAGTTGTTTCTCCTGTTGCTGGCCTTCCGTAAATAATACGGACGCGCAAAGAAGGGAAGCGGCAAAAGCAAAGGGCCGGACCCCATTACGGCAATCCGGCCCTTCCCACGCAACGCAACAAACTCTCTCTGCTGGGGGGGTTATGGTTGGAGCTTTAGCACTTGGCTTCTTCCGTCGCAACAGGAAGAGACTGTTGATACAGGGTTTCACAGAGAACATAGCCTTCCAGCGGCCAAAGCTGCTTGAAGGCGTCGTCATAGGCGTATCGTTTGCCCACTTCCGGGTCAAAGTTTTCTGGCGATGCCGGGGCCGCCTTCCCGATGACGCGGAAGTCATTCACCATTTGAATGATGCAGATGGTCAAGTGATCGTGGTGGACATAGGACACGGAGTTGATCCGCGCTTCAATCCCTTCCTTCGTCACCTTCGGGGCGGTCTTTGCCGCCACTACGGCTTGGGCTTGTTCCGTTGTCAGGCTGGGGTTTTCGTTTCCCATGGTCTTCCACTCCAAAATAGCCCCCATATGGACCGCCATAGGGGCAGCGGCGGGTTTCGGCATGCACCCAGCACTTTACGCAACAGGCGCACCGGGCCGGGTGAAAGCGGTGCGGATCATCAATGTGGGTTTCGTGATGGCGCTTCATTGCATGCTTGTGCCACCAAGGATAGGCCATGGCACCTTGTCAGCGGGCGCGATTGCCATTCTGGCTTCCGTTCCGTCCGGGCTTACGGCGGCCCCCGACATGGAAAGACCGGGGCGAAGCCCAAGAAACCGGAATGGCATGCCGCATTGTGTGCACTTGACCGTCACGTCGGCCATGAATTTCCCCGTGTCTTCCAGCCTGTTCACCGCAACATTGGCGGCGAACGCTTCATGCTTGCAAGTCATGCCTCCCCCTTGGACACCTGAAACCTATCCGCATGCCATGCGAATTTCAAGTGGCCTATAACGTGATCCTCTTCCCGGATGACCACACCGCATTTCTCAAGTGGTTCTTTGCTGCCAATCACTGCCGCCAAAACCATGAGTCCGTCCATGGGAAATGGTTCAAACGCTCGCTTCCCCTCCCGAATATGCGGACACAGGGCTTGGGCCTTCACCCCACAAGCATGGTGCACGGGGGCTTCCGTTGTAACCCACATGCCGTCCATGAAGTTGCCGTGCTGAAACCACCACCTGTCCCCAAGGGGAGTGTGTTCGCCGCACACAGTGCACAGGAATTGGGCGATTGACCGCCGTTGCCGGACCATGTGAGGGGCTGCAAATATGGGCTTCCCTGTTCCGGGAGAATGCTTTTGCCATACCGCTCTTCGCCCGCCCAGCGGCAAGGGCGCACCTCATATGCCTCTTCCCCTGTCCAAGAGGCGTTCCACGGGACAATCACCGCCATGTGTTGCGCGCCCATGCCAGCATGAACAGGACGTAACAGAAGACGCCAAGCGCCGCGACTATCCCGGCCCCAAGCACCATGCCCCAAATGAATTCAGTCATGTTCAATAGCTCCCGTCGCACATGACAATTGCCCGCTGGCTGGAAAGGTCCACTTCCCGAAGGGTATATGCCTTCCGGTCATGGGGCCGAAGCCCCCGGCTCACAAGCTCTTGATCCAGAAGGGCGCGGGCCTCACCTTCCGTGGCAGCGACAACCACAGAGGCCACGCCAACAGGCCAATGGTCATCGTGATCCGTGCAAATGAAGAGCTTCATAGCAATTCCTCCACAGCATTGGGCTTTCTGGTTGTCCAATCCCACGCCAAGCGAAGGGAATTCCATGTGATAACCCCAAGGGGACAGGGCTGGACTTGTGGACCGGGCCGGGGATCGTGCCCCATCCCGCCGATTGTGTAGGAACCAGCCACCCCGGAAATGGTGAGGCCGGACAGGGGACCATTGCACACTTTGCCTATGCGGTTCATTTCCGGCCCCGGCGGATCACGTCAAGGGTGATGCCATTGAGGTGGTCCAGCTCATGCAGGATGCAACGCCAGTCCCAACCTTCAAAGTCGCGGGTCTTTTCCTTCCCGCTGGGGGTGGTCCACCGCAATGTCCCGCGTTCTGGCCGTGAAACTTTTACGCCGGACAACCACGGGAAGGACAAGCACCCTTCTTCGGCTACGGCAGTTGTCAAGGAAGACTGGACAACTGAGGGGTTGACGAAGATCAAGAGGCCCTTGTCCTTGATGTTGCAGCCGAAGGCCCGAACGGCATGTCCTATCTGAGGGGCGGCCAAGCCACGGGCGTTCTTGGTGTCCTTGATCGTGTCTTGCAGGTCGAGAATGACTTGATCATCCTGCCCGAAGACGAATGGGCTGCACACTGTGGTTAGAATGGGGTCTGGTCCCCGGACGATGGTGCGAATCATGGGCACCCCGTGCGATTGAGGGCTTCAAGCTCCCCCTTTGCGGCGGCCAAGTCCTTGGCGACGTTGCCACCTGAGACGCGGACCACGGGAATGCCTGTGAGGATGACGCCTATCACGTCCCCCCGGCGGGCGTTGCGTTGAGCCTTGGACAAGGCTTCCACGTTCTGCCGGACAATGATCCGGCGGGACTGGACTTGCTGGCATGAAAGGCCAGCAAAGCGGCCTTCATCCACGAAAGACGGCTTCACGTCCCCCGGCTTTGGTGAACATGCAGCAAGTGCGATTGCTGCAATGCAGAACAGTTTCTTCATTTTTCCCTCCTGTAGAGCTTGATGATACCGCGCCTGCCCCGGATGACGTGGCCGGAAATATCGCCCGTGTGGATCAACCAGTCCCGGACGCGCTGCAATTGGCGGCGATTGTTGGGCTTGATGCCGACTGTTTTTTGCAGGTCCGGCGTGGTGAGGCCCATGGGATTGAGCAACAGGGCAATCAGGACGCATTTGTGCGCTGGAAGAATGTCCTTCCGGGCAATATCGCCCATGATTTTATCCAACGTGGCGCGAAGGGCTATGCCTTCCATGGCCGCGTCATAGACCGCATTCACCTCTTGAATGGCTTGAGCGTGAGCTTCTGGCACCACGGCTTCCGTGGCGTCTAAGAGCTTGTCCCGCCAAAGCTCTATGATGGCCGGGGTTGCCTTCATGGCTTTCTGGCCTTGATCGCTTCATCGCCAGCGGGCGTCCGCACAAGATAATCCACTCTGTGCCCCGGCTTATGCGTCTTATAGGGCGACGGACGCGCCTCAAGAACAGCAAACCCAAACTGAATGAGCTTGTCGCGGACCGTAAAATTCACCTCCTGTGCGGGGAATGGACACTCAGCGAGACGCGCCATAGCATGCGCCGATGGCGGCTTGTCGGGGCGAAGGTGAAGTGCGGTCATGCTGGCAACACCAAAGCGTCCCCGTCCCACTTGATGGACAGGGAGGACACATAGAGGGCGATGGCCGCAAGGCTTTCCGGTGAGGTGCGGCGCTTGCCCTGTTCATATTCCACAATGGTGGACAGGGCCAAGCCAGCTTCCTTGGCGAAAGCGCCTTGAGACAAGCCCAGCCATGCCCGGATGGCCTTGACCTGCCGGGAGGTGGGGACGGGGTGAGCCGTGGCTTTCGGAATTTCCATGATCCTATCCTTTCACGTCCGCAATAATTACGGAAGAGGTAAGATGCGGTCAACCCCTGTGGCATTGCGCCACATGCAGCCGTCCGCATTTATTATTGCCAGCGTCGTGCAATTGTGAGATTGTCGCTATCGGAACGGAAGGGAATAGACATGAAGGAAGACCGGAGAGAGTGCCAGATTTGCGGACGGGCCATCAAGGCGAAGTCCGGGGTCATTGCCCACCACGGATATACCCGCCCCGGCCACGGCTGGGGACAGACCCGGAGTTGCGCGGGTGCGCGCCACCTCCCCTATGACGTTGCCCATGACGTGCTGGACATGGAACTTGAGGCGATGGCCAAGCGCATTTCCGAAGCGGAAGCTGCCGCTGCCAAGTTCATTGCCGCCCCGCCAGCCGAATTGAAGGAAATTCCCCGCAGGTCTTACCAGTGGAAGGACGCCAAGACCTTCCAGCGCCCGGAAGGGTTTGACGGTGAGAAGGAAGCGGCAAGCGGGTCCGGGCGGCCCGGTTATCAGGGGTTGTTTGTGTCCACCGTGTGGGAAGACAAGCGCCGGATCAAAGCCATGAAGGACTATCGCGCCTTCATTCAGACCCGCCGCGACAACTGGAAAGGACCACTGCAATGATGGCGAATTCTGAAATGAGGGCGGGCCGCTTTGCCAAGCTGGCACGGGGCCGCCGGATATTCGCCCGGATGGCCGCATGCTGGGACAAGGGGGGCTTTGTCCGCGTCGGAACCTGCACCAAGTATTGGGACTTGAGGCCGAAGCACCGCGACATGGTGAGCATGGGCAAGTCCGGTTCCATTTACATGCAGCGGGGGAAGGTATGGGACTGCCTGGACTTCTGCACCTTCCAATTTTCAGCGTAGGAGAAACACATGATCAAGCAACAACCATTGAAGTGCGGCACCTCAAGCGAGGGTCGCCACCGACACGACTGCCAGAATGAAGCCAACTGGATTGGCTTCTACCCTATCGGGGAGTTCATGGCTTTCTGCCAAACCTGCAAGAACGCGGCCACCACCGTGCAAAGCTGGGAGCCGCGCTACCTCACCGGGGACAAGGTGTTCCTGAATGGCTTTCACGGCAGCATCATTGAATGCCACACGGGGCAACGGCTGGGGCAATACGCCGTCCGCCTGCCCGGTGGCGTGGTTATCGGCAACCCGTCGGAATTTGGAAAGGGACAATCAGCATGAAGGAGTCTGACATTGCTCACGAGAATGGCCGCTATTGGGTTCTCAAGGTGCCCGGAAAGGCCCCGCGCTATGAAGTCCTCAAGTCTGGCCTGACCCATAGCACCACTGATTCAGCCTATCATTTCACCCCCGACGGCCTGAGTATTGCCGTTGCCCGGTGTGACTATCTCGCAAGGAAGGAAACTGCCAATGCAGCTTGACCACTTCATGATCGTTTGCCGCCGGAACGACGGCAGCATGTTCACCATGGACCTGCAATCCAGCCTTGAAGCCGTGGTGGACACTATCCCGCGCGCCGAAGGAATTTGGCGAGTGGTCCACCTTGAAGGGGACAGGGCTTGGAATGAAAGCGAGAAGGCCGCCATGCTGTGGCTTGAGCGCAACCAGAACATTGACCCCGACAAGGACGATGTGCCGCCCTTTGTGAGGGAGAATGCCAAGCCCGTTCTGGACAATATCCGCCGGGATATTCTGGCCAGCCGGCCGAAGGCTGACAGCGGGCGCTTGACGCTTCCCGTGAAGACTTGCCCCAAGTGCGACGGTGAAGGCGGGTGGCCCATCAATGAAGACCGTCCGGTCCGGTCAAGCTACTGCGAGCGCCACGGCGAAACCTACTATTCCAATTGGGAAGACTGTGACGAATGCGGCGGGTCCGGGGAGATTGACGATGAGGAAGACGGCGATGGTGAATAGCCTCCCCCCACACGGGGCAAACCAATGGGCCAAGTCTCCCCCTGTGGACGTTCCCCCGGCCCCGCCGGAAATGAATGAACGAGCGTGGTTTGCCATGCACATTTCAGACCGGGCGAAGTCATGGGCCAAGGCCATTCAGGATAGTGAGCGGGCGTCAAAAATTCGAGCTGCACTTGAGCCGGGGGCGTCCCGCGCCCGGATCACGTCTGCCAACGCCAAGTGGTCCACGGCGGCAGAACACCGGGATAGGTGCGAAGCCAACCTTGTGCGCGCGCTTGAACAGGCCGGGTTTACCCGTTGGGTGTGACAACCCACCGCATGCAGCCGTCCGCATTTATTATTGACGAGACATTGCGGCGGCGGCAATGTGGTTCTCGGAACAGAAGGAGCGACCCATGAGATTGCAAACCAAAGCCCGGCGCATTGAGGCCCGCGCGGCCTACGTGAAGAACTTCTTGAAGGGGGCCACCAAGGTTTCATTCAAGGGGCTGGACGCAGAAGCCTATCTTTTCCCCAGCCAGATAGGCGGCAAGCCCGCCGCATGCTTCTTCGCCGGGAATTCGGCCAAGCCCTTGTGGCGCTACCACTTCCCAAACGAAGAACAGCGCGCCCGCCGGATCGCCGGACAGGTGGAAGCCTTGAAGGCCCGTGCGGAAAGCACGGCCAAGCGCAAGGCGGAAGCCTCCACCCCATCCAAGATTGAGCCGGGGCATATCCTTGTGACCTGTTGGGGGTATGACCAGACCAACCGGGAGTTCTTCAAGGTGATAGCCAAGCGGGGCGCGCGCACCTTAGTTGTGCAAGAGCTTCAACAGGTGGACGCCACCACGGCAGGCGCACCATGGATGACCGGGAAGGCCCTGCCGGGGGAAGAGTTTCGCAAGGGATCAAAGCCCTACACCGTGCGCGTGAGTCACGGCAGCAACGTGAAGATTGAGGGACACTATGCCAGCGTTTGGGATGGACGCCCCGTGGACTGGACCGCTTACGCCTGAAAGGAGGCAATAACACCATGAGGGAATTTTGGATCGGATGGGGGCAGGCAAATGGGCATTCCGTGGTTCCAGCTTCGCCGTTTGCAACACAGGAAGAACGGGACGCCGCTGCCAAAGATAAGCAGGCGTGGCCAGCCAACCACTCTCCTGTGTCTTTTTGGGAAACGATCAATGGAAAGGTGCAATGAAGATGCCTGTTGAAACAACGCACACGCCGGGGCCATGGGTTATTGACAATGAAGACTTTGGCCGTCCCATGGATAATGGAAGAATCCTCCACTGCCCGCCATATGGTGGCGGGGGATATGTTGTGGTGGCTGATTGCTCCCTTGCTGCAACGAACAATAACCCCGACTGGCAGTCCAACGCCCGTCTTGTCGCCGCCGCCCCGGATTTGCTTGCCGCCCTTGAGGGGATGGTTTCCGCTTTCCGCCCCTTCACAATGAAGCCAATCGGCGGCGAAGGGTCGCCAGCTCGTCTTGAGCAGGAAACGCAAATCGCTGCCTACAAAGAGGCCCGCGCCGCTCTATCGAAGGCGCACGGTCATGGCTAAGCCAAGGCACAAGCCGTTCGATTGCCCTGCATGCAAGCGCAAATTCACGTCCATGCAGGGGCGGGAAGACCACCTTCGTGACACTCACGGGGTGGTCAAGCCCAAGGTCCACAATCTGGAAGTCTTCTGCGATGGCGCATGCTTCCCCAATCCCGGTGGTGTTGGAGGCTGGGGCGTCTATGCCCGCCGCGGGGAAGAAGTCCTTGTGGAGCTTTCCGGCCACGCACCGCGCGCCACCAACAACCAGATGGAATTGACGGGGGCAATCCAAGCCTGTCTGTGGCTTGGCTTAGAGCGGCAAACCGCCGTCATCTATTGCGACTCCAAGTATGTGATTCGCGGGGTGACGGAATGGGTTCACAAATGGCGGCGCAATGGGTGGCGCACCATGACGGGCGGGTCTGTCTTGAACCGCGCATTGTGGGAAGAACTGGCCAAGGCCGCCGAAATTCACGCCATCACATGGAAGTGGATCAAGGGTCACGCTGGCCACCACGGGAATGAACGGGCCGACGCCCTTGCCAGTGCCGCGCGCTTGGCTGGGGGAGGGCTTCCGCCGCCAAAGCGGGGAGAATGGAGGGAACGCCATGCTTCGTGAATGGAGCTTTGACGCGGATGCCAACGGGCCAATCATGGTTCTATGGTGCGCGCTCAAGGGGAAGGTTGCGGAAGTCCGGCCCTGTGGAAACCTGTTCCGGGGAACCACATGGACACGGCAGGGAACGTCTTCTTCCACATGGGATAGCCCGCAAGGCGCGCAAGAGTGGTGCGAATATGAGACGAAAGGGCTTCTGACATGACCGAAAGAATTTTCGCCAAAGACCCGGATGCCAAGAACCGTATGGCCCGCCGCATTGAAGATATGCAGGGCCAGCGAAGCACCATGAAGCTGGCCAACAAAATGGTGTCCGCTGGGAACAGAGATGGGCTTGCCCGCCTTGGGTTCAGGCCAGAACAGGTGGAAGAGCTTGTGCGGGACGGGGGCTTTCCCATGCGCACAATCCGCAACCTCACGTCCAATATCGACAACATGAAACGCCGCCTTCGGGAGGTGTCTTGATGAAGACGCCCGTTGCAGCCGTTCTTTTTGCCGCGTGTTGGCCTTCTGCTAGTTGGGCCGGATGCAACGTGCCAAACTGCACAGAGGCATTCTACACCCCTCCTAGCGCCTTGCAGGTCTGCCTTTACCAAAGTGCGGAAAGCGAAGCCGTGATCCGAAAGTATGAAGAGGAAGTGGCGGACCTTGAACGGCAGCTTGCCGCCGCAAAGGCCGCACGTCCAAAGGTGGTGACACGGATCGTGACCGCAAAGGAAAAGCGCATACCTTGCAAGAAGGGCAGGACTCGCAACGCCAGTGGGATTTGCGGAAGGTGGTGAAGGCCACGGGTGGGTCCGAAGACGCGCTTCCCGTGGCCACTTGCCCCCAAGTTGGAACAGAAGGGACGGGTGGTCCTTACCATATCCCGCCTGTCGCTTCAACAAGTCTCTCAGGCGGGGTCATTGGGAGGCTCCTGTGGTGGGGGTGGGAGGGGCGTTTGCTGCTCCATGGGGCGCAAGGCAGATGGTGTGCATTCAATTTCTGCATATGCACTCGACTGCATCCGGCAGCATTTCTTGCAGCATTTCACATTGCCAATCTGGCCCCATTCGTGAGTAAAATACGGATGCAATGGTTTCGCACCGCCTTTGGGTTGCCAGCGGTCAGGCTTTGATGGCCATGTGTCTTGCTCGTCAACAATCCAAAACCCGACATCATCACCATACCCATTGTGGACGCCAATGCTTCCCGGTTCGATCACCCAAATCGGCGTGAAGTCCCTCGGAGCCGTTTCAATCGGTTGCCAGTCCATCACGCCCTCTCCCTGTGTTGGTTGGCGAGACGGAAGCTGTATGCAGCAACCCAATCGTTCCTAGCCCATGAATCGGGGCCGTTCAGGGATTGCCACAACTGCCGGAAGGCGAATTTCGGTGTCGGTCCCCACATGTTATCGCCCTGTGCGCCGGAATGCCAAACGCCATCCATCGGCACAGACGGGTCAAGCCCTTCTTCTTCGCAGTGCGAAGCGTACCAAGCCAGATCATCGGCAGTTGGCGGCTTGTAGAATATCCCCTCGGCCTTCGCGTCGGCCTCCGAAATGTCCTGCAACCGCTCCACCTTCACGCCTGTCACCTCAAGCGTAATGCGGGACAGACCACGTGGGCAATGGATTGAAGGCACCGCAGAATTTTTCCAAACCCATTCCGCGTCGGGGTAAACGGTGCCATCTGCCGCATAAATCACCTCGCCGTTGGCGCCGCGCTTCAAACCCTCGCGCACCCATAGGCGGTCGCCTTCAAAGATCGGCAGATAGTCAACAGCGCAAACGCCAACAGCATCGCTCGCAACGCCAGCAGTGCCGCCGTGCCTGTTGAATACATGCCAGAGGCCGTTGGACTGTAATTCCGGTTGCGGCTTCATGGTGCGCCGCGTCATGGTCTTGCGGCCTTCGAGAATAGCCTGCACCATCGGCCCCGAAAACAGGATTGGCTTTGCCTTATCCATTGTTCACCTCCCTGTGTGAGTGTGGGACGGGATAGCCGTCATGCACGACGCCATCCAATTCGCGGCCTTTGGCTTTGATTTCGCGCTGCCCACGGCCTTCCCATTGCTTGAACAGGAACGGCACTCCACGGGCTGCACATTGGTCGCGGATTCCGCGAAACCAGCCGGGGTTCACTGGCCTGTAGTTTGCCGCGTTCTCGCCGCCCGCGATAATCCATGACGGCATAATTTCGGCGGGTATCTCGCCAAGGTCGCCAACAAGAGGTTCTGCGCTCCAGAACGTCACCACGGCTGGCAGCTTGGCTAGGGCCTCGCCACGGCGCAGCATTTCCTCGCGATTTTCGGTTGACGCTCCCATCCACACATTCGAGGGCCACGCCTCCATCAAATCAGGGTATAGCTTGGCGACGTTCTGCGGCCTCTTGGTGAGGAGCAGCCAATCCAGATCAGGACAGGCGCGTATCAGCGCAACAAGGCCGCGCCGCCACTGGTCTTGAATTGACTTGTGGTTGTCGGCAATGTCAGCCAAGCTGGCACAGAACACGCGAAACCGCTGGCCTGTCGAAGCCGCTGCTTTCTGCCATTTACGCGGGTTGCCCCACGTCTTTGTCAGTGTCCGTTCCGCATGTGGTCCCCACCGTTTAGCCCCACCCTGCAATCCCCGTGCGTCCCATGCCTCCGCATAGCAATGGTCACAAGCCGCACTGACTTTTGTGCAGCCAATCCATGGGTTGAACGTGTGGTGCGTCCACTCAATTCCGCTGTTCTCAGCCATCGCTATTCCCTTTCGCTTGCAGCACTGCCGCCCGGTTCTTGTCCAGCCATTGCAGGGTTTTCAGGACCGCTTCCATGCGGCCAATCGCCACGTCCGCTTCCTGTTGCGTCATCATCCCCCGCGCCACCCTCAAGGGGTGCCCCGCCTTCCTGCTGTCCAGCTCTTTCCGGACTTCCGCTATCTGGTCCCTCAATTCCACCTTCATGCTTTGCGTCCTTCATTGCCTTGGGCAGGAGCCTTGCCGCCAATTCCTTGCGACGCTCTAACTCTTCCGGGGTTGGTTTCCAATTCCTGTCCGCCTCTTCTTCCCGGCGGCGCGCATGCTCCCTGACTGTCCACTTGGCCGTTGACAGGATGCACAGGCGGTGGGTCCGTTCCTTCTCGAGGGCTTCCTTCACGTCGGCAAGAGTGAGCGTGAACTTGATCCGCGTGGCCAGCCCGTCCACCGGACTGCATATCCTTTCCGCAAATTGACGGTCATAGGCCGAAAGCAGGGCGGCCAACCCTTCGGCAAACACGGCAACGTCATTGAATGCCTTGGCCGGGAAGAGGCCCATGAGCCGCTTCGCAAAGTCGATTGCTTCCTTGGCCAGCGGCGGAACCTCTTGCCGTCCTTCAAAGGTTTCGACAATCCGGGCCGCGTCAATCTCCGAAATCAAAACCGTTCGATGGTCCAGCTTGTCCGCCTCCATCATCCTCTTCATCGCTGCCTTCAAGGCCGCCTTCAAATCGTCGGCTGAGATTGTCGAAGGCGTTTGCAAAGTCGCCTGTCTTGCGGCTGGCAGTGTATTCATTGGCCCATCCTTCTTGGTTTAGCCACGTCGTGGCCTGTTGAACAAACTTGGTCCCGGCGCTGCCGTCGGCCACCGCAAAGGCCGCATACCGTCCAGCCCCGGCGATGATCGCGGCTTCGTCCACCCCACGCGCCACGGCCCGTTCGTACTTGGCCAAGGCTTCCTTGCGCGAATTGTTGCCCGCCCGCTTGGGATAGGTCCGCCAAAACTCCTCGAAGCGGAAGGCGCGGGGACGCGCTTGAGCCGGGGAAGGGGGATTGGTTGGGGGGATTATAG